GTGGCAGACGGCGGCGTAACCGTTGCACACTGGCGTGTTACTGAATCTGAAACCGTAGGCACTGGCGATGACGCCGTAACTTACTCAGCCTCTAGCTACGGCACTGTAGGCTTTACACCTGACGCTGACGCTGACGGCTTTGTTGCTTACGACAGTCTGACAGAAGAAGTAGTTATGGGCTGGGTACACGCAGAGGTAGATCAGGACGCTACTGAAGCGGCACTGACGGCTAACATCGAAGCGCAGAAGAATCCTGTATCTGGATCGGGAATGCCTTGGTAATGCCTGAGATTGATGACAACACCAAGGTATCTATACCGCTAAGGAACTTAGTTGCTCTTGGTGCTGGCATCGTTATGGCTACTACTGCTTACGTAACTCTTGACACTCGTATCATCTCTATTGAACACGGTCAAGAAATACAGAACATGAACATACTGGAAAACTCTGCGTTTGTTCGTGAATGGCCTCTAGGTCTACGTGGTGCGTTACCAGACGATCTTATACAGAACGCTAAGATCATGGCTTTGGAAGAACGCAACGTAGAGATACACGAGTTACGCAGGCAGCTAAATAAGATAGAAGTAGAGATAGGTAAACTGAATGCACAGGTGACTGTGGATCATCAGAGTGGTAAGGAATAGTCATGTCAGATCTAGAGCAAGCATTAAGTCGGTTAGAAGCTCATGAGCGTGAGTGTAGTATTCGTTATGAAATGATTCAGATGCAACTGGACGCACACAATCAACGCTTTGATAAGCTTGAGAAGATGATGACAGGTGGTTTTGCTTCTATTGCTATTATTGTCACCATGGCTATTGCTATCTTGGAGTTTGCTAGATGATTGAGTCGCTCATAGGGCCTGTCACAGGGCTTCTAGACAAGTTTGTGCAGGACAAGGACCAGAAGGCTAAGTTGGCGCATGAAGTCGCTACAATGGCTCAGAGACACGCTCAGGAGCTTGCTAAGGCGCAGCTAGAAGTTAACAAAGTAGAAGCAGCACACAAGTCTTTGTTTGTCTCTGGTTGGAGACCTGCTGTTGGCTGGTGTTGTGTCTTGGGTATGATGGGTAACTTTATGGTTATACCGTTTACCAACTTTGTACTAGCTCTGTTGGCTATTGAAGTCACTATACCACTCATTGACCTAGAGACTATGATGCCTGTACTAATGGGTATGCTTGGTCTTGGTGCTATGCGCTCTTATGAAAAAACCAAGGGCGTATCGAGGGAAAAGTAAATGGCATTACGAGGTTGGTTTGAAGACAACGAATTAACTCCTAATGAGTGGCTTGAGCTACTCTTTGAGTACTTGCGTGGTCAAGACACAGACGATATAGATAGGATCTATAGACGTGACGAGGCTCAAGAACTAAAAGAGTTGTTTACTCGATATGCTGACGGTCAAGCTTCTGCTGACGAGTTAATTGCGTTTGAGCTTGACTTTTTAAAAGACATAGACGGTGTCGCTGACTGGTGGGACCAGACTGTTTCTATTGTAGAAGCAGATAGAATTATTGAAACAATGGAAGATAACCCTAATGGGTTACAGTATCTTCCTTCGCCTACAGGAACAAAAACAAGTGAGTATGTAGAAAACGGTGCTTTAACTTTTGCCGGATCTACACCTACTACACCGATTGCAACTGTAGGTAATAATAAAGTTGTTCTTCGTGGCGGCGCTGGTGTTACCGTAGATATAAAACAAGTCATAGACGCTGGTGGTCGGGTTTTTGGTGAAAACGGCATTTTAGACGCCGTAGTTCCTTACATTCCCGGAATATCGCTGCCTAGTTGGATGCCTACTGCTGGTGTAATTTTCTTGCCTTCAGTTGGTAAAGCCATAGAAAATATTGGCAATATTATTTCTGAAACAGACATCACTGACGCCATCGAAGAAGGCGATATTGGCGAAATATTAAACGACATTGGCACTATTATTGTCGGCGCTGGTGGAGAGCTTGTTAGTGAAGTAGAGGGTCAAATAAATAAAATTCTTGGCCAAATCCAAGGAGCAGTAGCAGATCCAACACAAGCAGGAACTATTATTGGCGGTGTTTTAGCTGGTAGTTTTCCTTCAGGTATTCCTGATTGGTTAGGCGGTATTCTTGCAGAAAACATAGGCGGCGCTGTGTATGGGGCCGCTCGTAATGTTTTGGTTAACTCAGGCACAGCAACAGAAGAACAGCTTCCACTTACTCAAGAAACACCAGAGCAAGACCCTTCCCTTATGTTTACTAACAGAGGTAACAACTATTTTGTCAACAGTGAAACAGACGAATACTTCCAGTTAGCTGAAAGCGAAGACATTGACTTTGAGCTTAACGGGCAGTACACCAGAGAGCAACTAGAAAACACTGGTTTAGAAACAATCAACTCTGGTACGTATCAGTCATTGTTGGATGACCTGTCGTTTCACGCACTAGAAGAAGATATTTATCAGTATTCTATTAAGGCGTTAGCACAAAGATTTGAAGAAGAAGGAGGAATAATTCCCGGAGACTTTAATCTAATGGATGAGCAGTCTCAATACGACTTCTTCATTGGTGAGTTTTTTGAACCTACTCCAGTCAAACAAGCACCTATTGAACAACCTGAGCCTGAACCTGAGCCAGAACCTCAGCCCGATCCTCAGCCTGAACCAGAGCCAACTCCTGAACCTGAGCCACAACCTGAGCCAGACCCTACAGACACGTCAGTAATCGAAGGTTTGTTTGCTGACTTCTTGGCACAGATGGACGAAGAGTTTACAGGTCAGCAAGAGCAGATTAATCAGATTATTCAGAACTTTGTTGAGACACTACCTGACTACGACGCAATGCCTACAATGGAAGACATTGCTGAGTACTTTGAAACTAATGGCGTTACACTGTCACAACAAAACTTTGATCGTATACAACAAGAGTTAGCCAATGCTGGTTATCTAACACAGGACCAGTTAACAGAAGCACTGTCTGGTGTTGCTACAACAGAACAAGTCAATGAAGCGATACAAGGTGCTGGCTTTGCTACACCAGAGCAAGTACTACAGTATTTAGCAGAAGCAGGTTACGCTACTCCAGAAGACATTACTACTGCATTTGCTAACTCAGGGTTTGTTACAGAAGACCGTATGTTGCAAGCTCTGGCAGAAGCTGGGTATGCCACGCCTGAGCAAGTACGAGAAATAGTTGACAACGCTGTTTCTAATATTGTTATACCCGAAGGCGCTACCGCAGAAGAAGTACGACAGCTAATCCAAGAGGCTATCGACGGTATACCAGCGGGCATATCTCTGGACGACGTAGGCAACGTAGTTAATGAAGCCATAGCTAACATTGATTTTCCTGAGGGTTTGTCCGGAGACGACGTTAGAGGCATAGTAGACAGCTTTGGGTTTGCTACTACTGAAAACGTACAGGACATAGTAAATACAGCCATTGCTAACATTCAGTTTCCTGAAGGAGCTACTACTGAGGAAGTACGTCAATTAATTCAAGAAGCTCTTGATGGTTTGCCTGAAGGCATATCTCTTGACGACATCGGTGGTATAGTTAATGAAGCTATAGCTAACATAGAGTTCCCCGAAGGACTGTCTGGAGACGACGTAAGAGGTATTGTAGACAGCTTTGGTTTTGCTACTTCTGCTGACGTACAGGCTGGCTTTGCTGATCTTAATGACAAGATTGACAACGTACTTAACGGAGTAGCTACACAGTTTACAGAACAGGAAGCTGAGTTTGCTGCTAACCTACTTGGGCTAGAAACCTCTGTATTTCAACAGTTAGCCGCTACAGAAGGCGCTCTGAGAGACGAACTGTTAGGTTTGGGTGAAGATCTAGACGACATTAGAGCAGACTTCTCAGGGCGTTTTGATGACTTTGCAGACACCTTTGCTGCCTTCCAAACAGACGTTAGTGGACAGTTTGCCGATCTTAACCAGAGGTTTGACGACGCTATCAACGGTATTGCTACACAGTTTAGCGACCAAGAAGCAGAGTTCTTAGCTGGTATTACAGGACTTGAGGCTTCTTTGATTCAGTCTCTTGCAGCAGTAGAAGGTGGACTCAGTGCTGAACTAGAGATGTTAAACACTGACATTATTTCTCTACAAGAAGACGTAGCTAATCGTTTTGATGAGTACAGAGAGTTTACAACAGAACAGTTTGCGTTTGCTGCAGACGAGCGTCAACAACTACAGCAAGCTATTATTGCGGCTAACGGTGACATTACACAGTTAAGTGTTGACATGCAGCAGATGTTTGCAGACTTTGGTGGCACTATTACTGACCTGTTTGCTGGCGTAGGTGTTGACATTGAAGCACTACAAGCAGGTCAGATAACGCAGCAGGAAGCACTAGATCAACTGCGTACATCATTAGGTCAACAGCTTGCTACTGCATCAGAAGAGCGTCAGGAGCTACAACAGGCAATCATAGCTGTTGGTGGTGACGTAACTCAGCTTAGTGACGACATGATGCTTCGGTTCCAACAACAGGACCAGAGTATAGAAGAGTTGTTTGCTGGTACTAACGTAAACATTGAGGCACTGCGTCAAGGACAAATAACGCAACAAGAAGCTTTTGACGCTTACCAGCAGTACACAACAGAGCAGTTTGGTCAAGCACAGCAAGACCGTTTAGCACTAGCTCAGGAAATAATTAGTGTTGGTGGTCAAGTAGAAGCTTTAAGTGCAGATAGTCAACAACGGTTTGCTGAATTGGGTTTGTCCCTTTCTGACCTGCAAGAAGAATTTAATGTAAACCTATTGGGTCTACAACAGGGTCAGATTAGTCAGGCTGAAGCGTTTGGTCAGTTTAGAGACAGTGTTACTACACGACTAGGCTTGGCAGAAGAAGAACGTGAAGAAATTCTAACGCGTCAAGCTGAGTTTGAAAGAGTGTACGGCGAAGAACAACAGGCGTTACAACAACAGATCATGGGTGGTAACGTACTAACTGCCCTAGCTGCTGGGGGCATGTTTGCTGCTCCTGCTGCTCCTACTAGAGCACCTTATGAAGAGTTTATGAAAGGAATTACGTACCGTCCTAGAGAGGCACCACAACTTGCTATTAAAACCCCAGCAGTAGACTACAATGAAGAAGCACAACAATTATTAATGCGGACCCGCAGACGAGGAATGTTGGTATGACGTATCTTAACCTTATGAATAATGTACTGCGTCGGTTGCGTGAAGAAGAAACCACGTCAGTCACTAGTACTACTTACGTCAAAATGGTGGGTGACTTTATTAATGACGCTAAGAAGATAGTAGAAGAAGCTAACGACTGGTCTGCTTTGCGTGAAACCATTGTTGTAACTACTACTGCTTCCGACAACAGTTACTCATTGACCGGAGGGGGTGACAATGTAAAAGTCATGTGTGTAATAAACAACACTAGAAACCTCTTTATGGACTACCAGACAAAAGACTGGTTTAATGAACAACTGTACATAAGCAACGCAGCAGAAGGAGCACCACGGTACTACACGTACAACGGTTTGGACTCTAGTGGAGACACAGAAGTTCTCGTAGGCCCAACACCAGACGGTGTGTATAGCCTTCGGTTTGACGTAATCAAACGTCAGGCAGACTTAAGCAACGCAACAGACTCTCTACTTGTTCCTGCTATGCCTGTTGTACACTATGCTGTAGCTCTCTTGGCTCGTGAACGTGGTGAAACAGGAGGCACGTCTGCTGCTGAATACTTTAGTATTGCTGATAAGTTTTTGTCTGACGCTATTGCTATAGACGCAGCAAAACACCCTGAAGAGATGGTATTTAGGACTATTTGATATGGCTCAACAACTGCAAAGTATCAATCTTGTAGCTCCGGCGTTTAAAGGTGTTAACACCGAAGACTCGCCGTTGGCTCAAGACCCGTCGTTTGCAGAGATTGCAGACAACGCTGTGATTGACAAACGTGGTCGTATTGCTGCACGTAAGGGCCACACTGTCGTAACAACAAACAAGACTGTCCTTGGTACTGACTCGTTGCGGGCTATCAAGGAATACAAGGACAACGCAGGAAACACCAAGATATTCTCTGTTGGTAACAACAAGATTATTAGCGGTACAGCTACACTAGTAGACGAGACTCCCGGCGGTTACTCAATTAGTGCTAACGACTGGAAGATTGTAAACTTTAATGACCACATGTTTTTCTTCCAACGTGGATATGAGCCTTTGATTTACTCAAACCATGTAGGATCTGTAGAAGCACTGTCAAGTCATCCTCATGCTACTGGCGTTGCTAGTACTATGTATGGTCATGAAGTGTTAGCAGCGTATGGTCGTTTGTGGACTGCAGACTTTAGCACTAACAAGTCTACTATCTATTGGTCTGATTTGTTAGACGGAGCAGCATGGTCAGGCGGCTCTAGTGGTAACATTGATATATCCAAGGTATGGCCTGATGGTTACGACGAAATTGTTGCATTAGCTGCACACAACGGTCTGTTGATTATCTTCGGTAAGCACAGCATAATTGTGTACGAAGGCGCTACTTCTCCTGCTTCTATGACTTTGTCAGATACTGTAGCAGGCATTGGTTGTGTCAACAGAGACACTGTGCAGTACACTGGTACAGACGTGTTGTTTTTGTCACACACGGGCCTAAAGAGCTTTGGTAGAACAATACAAGAAAAGTCAATGCCTATTAGCAGTTTATCCGGTAACATTACTAAGGACATCATTGCTGCACTACAGAATGAGACAGAGTTCTTTAGATCGGTGTACAGTCCAGAAGAAGGTTTTTACCTGCTAAGTTTTACTGGTCAGGACGTAACGTACTGTTTTGACGTACGTAGTACACTAGAAAATGGGTCGTACCGTGTAACACGCTGGCCTTCTACTAAGTTTACGTCGTTTACACGTTTAGAAGACGGTACGTTACATATAGGCACAACTAACGGCATTAGTACGTACACAGGCTACAGTGACAACGGTAGTGGATACAGATTCAAATATTACAGCCCTAGCTTGACATTTGGAGATAGCTCTAGAGTTAAGATTTTGAAGAAGTTGAAGCCGACACTAGTTGGTGCGAACAACGCAACAGTTTTTCTTAAGTGGGCTTACGACTTTGAAACAACTTACGCTACTGCAGAGTTTACAGTAGGTAACCAAATTACTGGTTTTTATGGTGAGAGTGAGTACACCACCGTAGAATTTACAGCAGGTCAGTTGACCAACGCTAGGGTACTTAATACAACAGGGTACGGAACAAGTGTACAGGTAGGGCTAGAGTCAGAAATTGACGGTTTTGCCTTGTCACTACAGGAGATTAACGTGATGGCTTTGATAGGAAAGCTGCTTTAACGGGAGTAAGACATGGTAGATGCTGTTTACGATACAGATGATATAATGGACATGGCAACAGACAGTGTTAGCGGAGGCTTCTTAGACATGTTAGGAGGTCTCGGCTCGTACCTGAGTCGTCCTGATGTCTTGCTTCCGGGCGTTGTTGGCGGTTTGCTAACGGGAGAAGCTTACGGGCGCCTTAGCGACATAGGTAGACAAGCTAGGACAGGGGCTGAAGAACTTGCTGCTACGCAAATGGAGCAGACGCAGTTTAGACCTTTTACTGTGACTACTGCTACTGGTGCTGGTCTAGGAACACAGGTTACTCCTGAAGGAGCTATAGAAACCACTATGGGCCTGTCTCCTGAAGAACAAGCGTTGCAAAGACAGTTGATGGGAGGAGCAGGAGGCTTCTTTGGTCAGGCTGTGCAACCTACAGTAGAACGTGAGCAGGCTATCTTTGAGCGTATGAGAGCAGCACAGCGCCCTGAGGAGCAACGGCAACGTCTGGCACTAGAAGAGCGTTTAGCGGCTCAGGGGCGATTAGGCACGTCCTCAGCGGCATACGGTGGTGCGACTCCTGAAATGCTGGCTATGTCTACGGCGCAAGAAGAAGCACGTAATAGAGCCATGTTAGGCGCTATGCAGCAAGCTCAGGCTGAACAGATGCAGCAAGCGGCTTTGGGTCAGCAATTCTTAGGCGCTGGTTACCTACCACAGCAACAGCTTCTGGCGGCTACTCAACCTGCACAGCAGTTGGCGGCGTTGCAACAACAGGCACAACTACAAGGCGCTGGGTTGTTCGGTGAAGCGACTATGTCAGGCCTTGAGGCTCAGTTGGTTGCAGAACAAGCAAGGGCTAACCTGTTGGGTCAAACAGGTGCGGGTCTTTTGTCAGGGGCGTTGACACCTAGGTCAACAGGAAACTCTAGCTTGATATCAGCACTAGGTAGTATATTTGGTAAAGGAGGCGACTAAGTCATGGCTAAGTTTTCACAAGAGTTTTTAAGACAGATGGCTACTCCTGCAATGGGACAGGGGTTGTTTACTGCTGCAAAACAAGCGGCACAGCTTCCTGCACAACTTAGACAGCAACAGCAGATGCAACAACAGCGTCAGCAGCTAGCTCAGATAGACACTAACTCACCTGAGGGTTTGCTTAAGTTAGCTCAGTTTTATCGACAACAGGGTGACGTTCCTAACGCTGTGAAGTACGAAGAAGCAGCACGTAAGCTACAAGCACAAGGAGCAGCACAGGCCCAGCTTAGTGCTTTTCAAGAGCAAGTAGCAGTAGCAGCAGAAGCGGCGGGCCTTACGGAACAAGCAGCAACTGCACGAGCTACTACAGACATGGACGAACTACGTGGGATTAGTAAGGACGTACGGGCGTTTCAGATTGAGCAACTGCCTTTGGACAACCCACAGGTAATCAAAGCACGTCTAAAGATGGCTGGGTTTACTCCTGCTCAGATTACTGCTATGGGTACGCTGTCGGCTGACGAAGCCAACGACCTACTTAAGGGACGAACAGGTAAACTAGAGGCTTGGCAGAACTCAGAAGGTAAAATTCAGGCCGTCAATGTCAACGACTTTGGTTTAGTCTACAATGACCAGACTAACACATACGTCAAGGCCAGTGAGCTAGGGTTGGTACGTAAGGCTCCGCAGGTTCAAGAAGTCATTGACAAAGGTCAAGAAGTTGGTGCAGAAAAGATGGCAGAAGCCAACGTCAATAACTTTGTTGAGTTAAATACTAAGGCCCAAGACGCTCGTGATATGATTGAGTTGATCGACAGACAAACAGGACGTTTAGAAGGCGGCATGCCTACGGGTCTTGCGGCTAACGTAGAGCTAAACCTCAGACGCTTTGGTGAACTCATTGGACTACCTTATGACCCTGCGGTTACCAATGCTGAAACTTTTATCTCAGAAGCAGGTAAGATTGTTGCTGACCAGATCAAGGACTTTGGTTCAGGCACTGGTTTGTCAGACGCGGATAGAGAGTACGCCAAGTTGATTGCTGCTGCTGACATTACTACACAGCAAGAAGCTTTGCTCTCCCTTTTGAAGATCCGACGACGTGCTATGGTGGAGACTGTGAATAGCTTTAACAAGGTCAGAACTGATACTGCAAAACGTGTAGGCGAAGATAACATGACCAGCTTCCCAAGCATAACTATGCCAGAGGAGCCAGAAGAAGCAGCAGCAGTACTTCCCGAAGGTTTTGAATTGGACGACTAAAACATGAAGACAGCGACTCATCCACAGACAGGACAGAAAATATACTGGGACGGTGAACAATGGTTGCCGCTCAAGACTGCCACTAACAAACAGACAGGAGAAGTCATTGGTATTGTTGAGGGAGAAACATTTACTATAACTCCTCCTCGCCCTCGTGAACCTGAGAGTATGCGAGAGATGATTGCGGAAACACCTGAGCGTTTTGAGGAGACCCGTGAGCGTTACAGAACTACTATTGCTGGGGATGTCGAAAGACTGCCCGGTAAGTTCAGAGTAGGCACTACGCTTGCTGCTGGTGTTGGGGCCGCTGGAGAGACATTAGGAGAAGTAGCAGGAGAAGCCTACCGTAGGTACACTCCTGAGGCTGTCCAACGTGGCGTCTCAGAGGCGTACGAAGGTTCTATGCTTCAGCGTGGAATGGAAAAGGTCGGTGAGTTAGCACAGGCATACCCAGAGGAGGCTACTACTGCTGAAGCCCTCCTCAACATTGCTGGTGCTGGCCCCAAGATGGCACTCCCGTCCATCCCTAGACCTAGTGCTTCAGTACGTATGGCCTCAGGAAGAGCAACACAGGCTGTCCTAGAGGAAGAACGTAAGGCGGTAGCAGATAGTCTACTACCTGAAGACTACGTCAAAGCTCCGGGAACTGTAGAGCCTACAGGGACAATGAATCGTAACGTGTACGTACCGTCGCCTTCCGAAGACAACGTGATTGACTACTTGGCAAAACTCCCTGAGTACAAAGGTGACCGAAACCCCGCTGTCAACGCTAAGGTTGTAGACGGTCAGTTGGCTAAACACGAGGCAGACCTACAGTCGTACATCAAGCGGTCTAAGAACCCCAAGACCGACGTAGCTAACCTCTCTAGTACTCTGGAAGAACTCAAGGCTGGCTTCCATGACCTTGATGACTACGTTGAGTTAATGCCTGACGCACAAAAGAAGGTAGACCTGTTGATCGACACGGCTATCAAAAGACTCAACGACAAGGCGTCCAAAGGCGGTAAAATCACTGCCAGAGACATCCTTGAAGTCCGACGAGCCCTTGACAAACAGATCTTCCGTAAGAAGCCCTCAGCAGGTCTTGAGAACCCTGACCTAGCAGGAGCAAAAGAAGTAGCAGGTAAGTACGTAAGGGACGAGTTGAATCAAGCGTTCCTGAAGCTGATGCCTGATGACGAAGCCTATCGTCTTATCAACGGCATGGCTATGTTGTTCAGAGCTAAGAACCTACTGGACGTTAAGGCAGGTAAGGCCATAAACCAGACCATGTTGGGACGTACGGTCAAGGGTGTCGAAGACTTCTCTGGTCTCCGCTTCCCGACTACACCGTTGGCCCTTGGTGCTACTGCTGCTGCTGGTACTGCTGCGGTAGGTGGTATGCCCGTGGTTGCCTCTATTGCTGGAGGAGCCGCTGTAGGCGTAGGTTTGGCCCGTTTGTCACGTAAGCGCAGACGTGCGGAGATTCTTCGGGAGTTAATTAAGACTACTGACCGTATGATCCAAGGCGCTAACGTGACCGCAGAGACCATGGCAACCCTACGTGCTGACAAAGTCATGCTGGCGCAGATGTTAAGTGAAGTAAATCAGGAGCCTGAGAATGAGCAATGATTACTTAGAGCTGCGCAAGGCGGCTTCTAGAGTAGGACCTAAGGCACGACAGTACAGAAAACAAGCTACTTCTGCTGTGGTCAATCCTGTTGTTGAGAAACCCTTTGGAACTGCTCCTGTTCGCGTAGAACGAATGAGAGGAGGTCCTAATGCTTTTGGTCCTGTAGAAACAACCACAGTTGACGCTATGGCCCCTGCTAACTTTATTGCTGAAGAAGCACTGACTCCTGCCAGCTACATTCCCTTAGGTGGTCTTGGGATGATGCGTAGGGGCGCTCAAATTACACAAGAGGCTCTGCCTAATCTAAACAGAGCGCAGGAAAACGCGGGTTTGTTCTTGAGTTCCCCTAGGAATTACATCCCTAACTTCTATGGTCCTACTGATATTCCAAAGGATGCCAAACCCAACAGGCTGGATAACTATGTAGCTAGAGATCCACAAGCGTTTGCTAATAAAGTCAGAAGAATACCTAAAGTCGGCCCCATGGTAGCAAATACTGTTAAAGACGCTAAAAATGCTGAAGAAGTGATGCAAGGCCGAATGAGAGGACAAGACTTCCTTAAATGGGCTGGAGAAGGTACGAAGAAGGGTTTATTTAACTTAATGGACCCTGACAGTCGTGCCTTATACTACAGCACAGGCGTCAACCCAACAACCAGAGACGTAGCACAAGAGTTAGCTGGCGGCACACAGAGAGACTTATCAAAGGCTATTTCTCAAGGTCAACAAAATGTAGTAACAAATGTTCGACGCGGAAGACAAGGTCCTGTTGACCCTACGCTTGATACCGTAGACCGAATCAGTTACATGTCGGACACTGTTCCCTTTCGACCCGGTGTTTACTCTGACTTGGTAAAGCAAATTGGCGCAAGAAACAACACGCCTCAGAAAGACCTTGATTTCTTTGAAGAACACATGGGTAACGTCTGGCAGGTAGGTAAAGGAGAAAAAACAGAACGGTTCGCTGATTCAGCGTCTCCAGTAATCAATGTAAAAACTCCTACTACTTATCAAACAGGAAACCATGCGTTTGACTTTGCCCACAAAGGACCTGTACGTACGTTTGCTAGCCTGTTTAAAAACAAGAAGAATGTTAGTAACGAAGAAATGCTTGAGAAGTTTAAGTCTAGCTCTAAAATCACGTTACACCCTAAAATGGGCAAGACAGATAAAGAGATATTAGCCTACGCAAAAGAAAACGGAGGTTTCTACTTTACTGGGTCAATGCAAGGTTCAGCAATCACTGAAGGTGGTGTAAACTACGTAGGTAAAATAACGCCTAGGGGTAGGATTACGGCTGTTGTATCCGACGAAAATAACTTCCTTGAAAACGTACCTGTCGTGGGTAAAGCGGTAGAAAAAGCACTGCCTAACCGTATTGTAAATGCTACGCCCCCTATGATTTTTAACGCAGCTAGTGAAGACGCAATGAAGCTTGCTAGAAAAATTGAAGTTCCTGCAAAAGAGGAAATGACGCAATCGTATCAAGAGCTTGTAGAAGCAGTAGCAGACATAAAAGCAGACCCTCAAGTTGTCAAGGGTGAACGCCTAAGGTCTGCTGGTATGCTGACTACAGGTGGCGGTCTTTTGGCTAGAGGACAACAAGAAGAAGACTAGAGGCGCTCTAGCACCCACTTTAAACCCATGATCTCACCTCTAATCTCGTTGTTGCGAGCAGCAGGTATAGACTTGGTTAGTTTGTTCTCAAGTACTCTAATGCGTACTTCGATGTCACGTTTGATGTTCATGGTTTCACCTAAGTAAATACGGGGGCACTAAGGCCCCCTTTTGTTTACAACTCGCAGTTATTACCTGTACAAGCCAACTGTTGTGACCCTTCAGTCATGTCAGAGTTCTCAGAGATGTTCCAGTCGATAGTCTCAGGGAACGCCTCCTTCAACTTCTCAAACGTCTCCAGATCAATAGGTTCATAAGGAGCCTGTTGGTACGTATGTTCTGAGTAAGGCAGGAAGCTTACGCCACTGATCTTGTCGAACTTGTTGTACAACCACTGACCCACCTCAAGGAACTCGTCGTCACGATAGTAACACGTCATTGACGGCTTATGTTCACACCAGAAGTCCTGATAGATCTCCCAAAGCTCAAGTTGCTCCATAGCACCCATCTCAGAGGCCACCACAGCCCCTTCAGGGGACTTTATGGGGAAGGAGAATACCTTGGTAGTGGGTGACATTACGTCGTCTTCTACGGGGATTCCTGCTGCCTCAAGGACGGTACAGAGGGGGTCTCTTGCGTCCGCTCTAACTCGTCTAATGTATTGATCTGAGTATCTAGGGTGGATGCCAGAAGCAGAATCAACCAACTGACTAACAGTACCGGAAGGTTTAACAGCAGTAATGGCAGCGCTAAGATTAATACCAAGCTTGCCAGCCCATTCCGCATTAGTACTAATTGATTCCTCTTTGAGAGCCACGAGCCAATCCTTAAGTTTTTCACGATCGTCCCTCCCTGACAACACAGCGTGGTCCATGATGCCTGTTAGTGATACACCAAGAAGTGCTTCTTCTTCTGTATTCTTCTGCCACACCTTGCGGAGGTAGCGGAAGTCGGTTAGCGTAGCCTGAAGAGACCCAAGGATAGTTGCAACACGTACTTTTCGCTTGAGGTCTGACAACGTATCTCCTGCCCTGACAACAACTTCCGAAAGATTACAGAACTGGTAGGGCCGGAGGATGATCTCTGAGCATGGATTAGTTCCAAAATCATAGGTAGCATCTCGTCGCTCGTTCTTTGCAGCTTGCTTTTGACTTGCGACTCTAGAGAACATACCTCGTTCTCCGGAGCGGGACTCGTATAAACTTTTCCACTCATTTAGGAATGCCTCAAAGTCTGGCTTTTCTGTATAACACGCGCTATTGTTGGCTAGTCCCCGTTGAGGGTTGTCGTTCCACCACTGGCCTGACTTGCATCGTCGGAGTCTATCGTCAGTGAGGTTAGACAGACTGATGAGAGCGGACCTGCGTACACCTCCGACAACGACGATCTGTGCAATCTTACAGCAGAGATCATGACATTCGATGGAGCTAAGTTTACGTCCAGCAGCCTCCCGAAAGACGCTGACTGTGAAGTTGAACAGATCGACAAGAGGCTCTGGACCAGATGCTCTACCTCCGAAGGTCTTAAGGGTTGCC